TATGGAGGCGTTGCCGGACTGCGTTCCGTATTTCATGCACGCTTCTAGGTGCACAGTTGTCAAGACGGGCGCTTCTCCTCCGTACATCTACACGTACACGCCGGCTCCGATTGCTGTGCCCGCGAAGACGATGTCGATCACGATCCGTCGCGGCACTGAGGTGTTCGGCTACACTGGTTGTATCGTCTCCGGACTCACTTTCGCTGTCGGCGACGATGGACAGCTCAAGTTCAACGTCAAGATCGTCGGAAACGATGAGGCTTCGGCTGCTGCTCTCGGTGCGATCACTTGGCCTACCACAGGCCCGTTCGGCGCCGGTATGTACAGCCTACAGATTCCCACGGCGACGCAGGTGTTCGACAGCGACAGCTTCGAGTTCAGCTCCGACGACAATGCTACGCCTCAGTACCGCCTGAAGAGTGCAGGTCGAGGTGCCCAGTTCGTCAACTTCGGCGAGTCGGCCGCAACGATGAAGATCATGCGTGACTTCTCGACGCGAGCGGAGTACGATGCGTTCAAGGCACTGACTTCGCAGACCATCACGCTCTTGGCTACAAAGGGCGCCGATGTCATCAGCATCAATATGCCTGCGGCGATCAAGGACGCATACGAGATCGCGATTGGCGGTCAGGGCGACCTGACTCGCGCATCCATCACCTACCAAGGAGTAATTGACGGTACAGGTAAGCACTACCTGATCACCGTGACTTGCTCTGAAAACATCGTTTAACCAAACAGGCAACTACACGACCAAAGGGAGGTCGCTATGCCAAAGGCAACAACCAGCATCGAGGATACGCAGCGCAAGGAACTGAAGTCTGCTCCGCCAGACGGGTTTGTCGTACTTCGTCGGATGAACTACGGCGAGGTCATTCAACGCCGAACGATGGTCAAGTTGTCTGTCGAGTCGTCGGGTGGTAAGAAGGACTTCCGAGGCGAGATGGCTATGGCCAGTAGGGAAGTCGCTCGGTTCGAGTTCGCGAACTGCATCGTCGATCACAACCTCGAAGACGACAACGGCAACAAACTCAATTTGGCAAACGAAGTAGATTTCTCTCGCCTTCATCCCCGAATCGGTCAGGAGATCGACAAGTACATCTCCGAGATGAACAACTTTGAGGAGGACGAAGACTTGGGAAACTAGCGGCTCGCTGCGAGGCGACATTGCTCACCAATCGGCAAGCTGACGACGACGTTCTGTTAGCACTCGACTTAGCAATGTTGGGTAAGCAATTGAAGGTATTGCCTCGCAGCGGCGGACTACTAGACCAAGACTACTACCACATACTCCTTCTCAAAGCGGGCTTGCAGGCGATGGCTAAGAAGGAGAAGCGCGACATAGAAGAGGCTAAGGCTAAGAACAGGAGGTAAGGATGGGTATATCGTCGCACGAGCTGATCCTTGTCCTTCGCGCTCGTGACGAGGCAACTCGTATCCTCCGCGGCCTCTCAGGTGAACTAAGCAATCTTGACGCAGCGGCGATGAGAGCAGCTCAGAGGCAACTCGCTCACGGAGCTGCTCTCACAACCGCTGGCGTCGGTATTGCTGCGGTCGGTATTGCCGGCGCTGTGGCCTTGAACGACCTAGCCGATGCTGCGATAGCGTACAACGAACAAGCAGCTCGTACGATGACCCAGACTGATGGAATTACAGTCAGTATGGATCAGCTCAAGCAGATGGGCCGTGATGTCGCGACTGAGCTGCCTGTACAGTTCGACCAGGTGCAGGGTGCGCTGTACGACATCTTCTCCTCGATCGATACTGATGCTCCTGGTGCGATGGAGCTATTGCGCGGTATAGGTAAGGCTGCTGTCGCCGGTTCTGTGGATATGGAGACAGCTGGACGTGCCGACATTGCCATCCTTAACGCTTGGCATATGAAAGCTTCTGACGTTAATCACGTCAACGACGTTATGTTCCAGCTCGTCCGGAAGGGCGTTGGAACCTACGAGGAGTTCGGCAGCACTATCGGTAGGGCTATCCCTTCCGCTGTAAAGGCTGGGCAGAGTGTCGAGAACCTTGGCGGCATGCTAGCGTTCATGACTAGGAACGGTCTCAGTGCCGCTATGTCTGCGACGGCTGCCGCCCGTGCTTTGGATGCGATCTCGAACCCCAAGACGGTCGAAAGCATGCACAAGATCGGTGTTGAAGTTGCTGACGCAAACGGCAACTTCCGTCCGATGGTTGATATCGTTACTGACTTGCGTGCGAAGTTTGCAGATCTAAATCCAGAGCAACGTGCTGCCGAGATGAAGAAGCTGTTTGCCGGATCAGGCGGCAACATCCAGGCGATGAGGTTCTTCAACCTCGCACTCGATGACAGTACTGGCTTGCTCCAAGAGCTCACCGACAACATGAACAATGCTGGTGGTGCCGCTGACGCCGCATACCAGATCATGGCGAATACTCCCGCGGCTAAGATGCAAGAAATGAACAACAAGTGGGAGGTGATGAAGACTGTCCTTGGCGATCAGGTGTTGCCGATCAAGATGAAGATCGTCGAGGTTCTGACTAGCATCTTCGACTGGTTCACCAAACTCAGTCCTACGACGCAAGAGTGGATTGTCAAGATCGCCGCGTTGGCCTCTGCGCTAGCAATCATTGTCGGCACTATCATGGCTGTCGTTGGTGTCTTCATCATGATCTCGGCAGCCGCAGCTATCGCCGGTATCAGTCTTGGTGCAGTAGCTGCAACTGCTGGAATCGTCCTAGCCGTCATTGCAGGTCTTGTAGCAATTGGCTACTTGATCGTAGCGAACTGGGATTCGATCAAGGCAGCAGGTGTAGCTGTTTGGGGCGCGCTGCAACCAGTCGTCGAAGCCTTCGGCAAAGTCTTCTCCACTGTCTGGGAGAGCATCAAAAAGACTGCACAAGACATTTGGAACGTTATTGGTCCGCTGATCATTGGCGGCTGGAACACGATCAAAGATGGTGTTGGAAAAGCGATCGAGGCGATCAAGCCGCATATTCAAGGCCTCATCGATGCTTGGAACAACTTGAGCTCGCATGCTGGAGAGATTGCGGACAAGATCATTGCGGTTTGGAATTTCATCTACCCCGCAGTCGCAGTTGCATTGTATGCTCTTGCGCTTGTCTTCACTGTTGTATGGGCCGTCATCGCAAACGTCGTCTCTGGCGTCGTACAAGCAATCGGTGCTATCATTGGTGGACTCATAGACATCATCTCCGGGATCATCAACTTTATCACAGCCGTCTTTACAGGTCAGTGGGGCGCCGCGTGGGATGCTATCCTGCAGATTGTATCCGGTGCATGGCAGATGATCTATGGTGTGTTCTCCGCGGTGGTTGGCATTATCATAGGGGTCATCCAGGGCTTCGTCGGTGCGATTATTGGGTTCTTCCAGAACTTGTTCCATGAACTTGTTGGCGGTTCGATCATTCCCGACATGATCAATGCGATTGTCGCCTGGTTCGCTCAGCTACCTGGTCGCGTCCTTGCGTGGGTTGTAAACTTGGTTACCACTGTGATTAGCTGGTTCGTCAACCTACACAATCAAGCTGTCGCGAAAGTGGCTGAGCTTGCTAACAACGTCATATCCTGGTTCCAAGGGTTGCCAGGCCGAGTGATTGGTGCGATCTCTAGTCTAGCTGGCTCGCTCTACGCAACGGCTTCTGGTTGGCTCAGCAACATGGTGAACGCCATATCTGGCGGAGTTGGTAACGTCATTAGTTGGTTCTCCTCTTTGCCCGGCAAGATCCTTGGCGCGCTCGGCAACCTCGGTAGTATGTTGTGGCAAGCTGGTTCGAACATCCTTACAGGCTTCTTGAATGGCTTGAAGAGCGCTTGGAATAACGTCACCAGTTTCATAGGCGGCATAGGTACCTGGATCAGTCAGCACAAAGGTCCGAAAGCCTACGACCTTAAGTTGCTACGCCCAGCCGGCAACTGGATTATGGAAAGCCTCAAGAAGGGCTTCCAGGATCAGATGCCTTCGTTCCAGAGGCAGCTCTCAGGTATTAGCACTCAGATCACAGATGCGCTGCCTAGTACGCAGATTACTGCAACCGTGGGTTCGAGTTCCTACGGCCTTCCTCAGGCCTCAGCTACGACGTCGATTCCCATTACAATCTACACTCAGGAGCTCGATCCTGTTAAGCATGCTTCTGATCTCGGTTGGCGCATTGCACAGACGATGGGTAGCTCATGAGATACAATTTTGCATATGATCCTGGTGTTGTTAGTCTCGGCCTAGGCGCTGGTGGTTACGGCACATTCTCTCAGGGCGGTACTGGTGTAACTGTAGCGCAGTCTGTGGTGATGCACGATACTAACGTCCCTCCTCGTAAGGGCACAGGTTACCACAAGACTGAACTTACTGCGATCACCACAGGACCAACGGCTTTTGGATTCCAGCAGGCCACAGTTAACACTGATAGGCCTTTTGCTAACGAGTACATTCAGCCTCCTGTCGGCTCGGCTACTTGGACAGTGAAGGTTTGGATATTCGTTCCGACGTCCGTATCGAATACTCTTACCGCCGTCAATGTGAACGTTTACAACTACGGCGGTACTGTTGCTCTTCCTGTTCCAACAAAAGGTTCTTGGCAGAGGGTACAGGGTACTTTCACTTGGAACCCCAGCCTGGCTAATAAACCCTATATCACCGTATCGATCGCAAGTGGTTCGGCATTTGCAGCTGGTGCGTTGTTCTACGTCGACGAGATCATTCTTGAGCAGGGCGATACTACGGCATTAGCCGATTGGTCTATCGTAGATGCCGGCGCAGGTTACACGTGGGATAGTGCACCGCGCCACTCTCAAGCATACCTCTGCGATACTGCCTATGAGTACCTGTACGCGGGTATTCAGTTCAATGGCGGTAGCAATGTGGCGCCGTTCTGGGACGTCACTGCAGTACGCGGTATCGGCGATGCTATCATGCGCATTACTGATCGTGAGACTGACTCGCGTGATGGTAACTTTGCCTGGGGTAGTCATCTCGGAGCTAAGAGCATTGTCCTAGAAGGCATTCTGTATGTCGGATTGAATGACAATCCTGAGAAGTATATAGACTACGCCAAGTCTTGCTTCCGCCGCCTACGTGGCGTATCTAGCCCGCTCATCTTCCACACTGAGTTCGCGCCTTTCCGTTACAACGTAGTCTTCGACTCGTTCAAGTACGACCATGAAACGCTCCGACGCACGAAGGCATGTGCGTTCCAGCTAACGCTGCAGGTGCCCGATCCGAAGCTGTACGAGGGTCCACAGAATGTGGTTAGTGTAACTGGAGTCATAGGTAACGTCGCAATGGTTGCTGGGACAGTCGCTACTCAGACGCCCACAGAAGAGAATGTTTACCCCGACCTTTATATCGTTCCTAATGCGGCTGGTGTTACTACTTTCGGTTTCGGAATAACAGGTCCCTCTGACTCGGGCTGGTCTGGTAGTCCTGTCTTAGGCTCTGATATCAAAATTACTTGGACAGCGGCTACGACAGAGGCGCTCTTTGTCGAAGGCGACTCTGGTGTAATGATTACTAACTGGACAGGCACAAGAGTTGCATACAATATAGTAACAGTTGGTGCAGCTGGCTGGCCTTTCATCTCTGCGGGCATCGAGAAAGCTACACTCGACGTAACCTTTATGAATAACGTCAAGAGTGCTACACTCGTTTGGAGGCGCGCAGTAGCATGACTGAGTTGCGGCCTGCACGGTACCAGATCAACATTCGGCCTATTGGACCTACACCGCTTGCGACAACAACGCACCAATCGTATACGAACATACCGTTTAGTAATCTTCAATTCGAACGGTTCATAAACAAGGTTGGTGGTTGTCGATTCGATGTTCCGCTTCGTCATCCGATGTTCATGAAGGATGCGAGTGCGAATATCCATCCGCTCTACGCCGGCTACCATGAAGTCTCTGTCGTTCGTATACCTTTTTCGGGATTACCGCAGACTGTATTTTGCGGGCCACTCGTAGGCACGACTGCTAGCAGTAAAGAGCAGAACGTAAACTGCTCTTGCGATTCACTCGAGACCTACTTCTATTGGATGGGCATCGATAGTCCCGTAACAGTTAGTGCGGGTACAACTAACACTGCCCTTATCAGCTCCCTTAGAGCTCTTTACGGAATTGCGGGAACTGACGAGCCTGGCAGTATAGTTTACACATCTGTGGTGCATGGGACACCTATAGCTGTTG